ATAATGAATGCTACACACCAGACTACGGTGTTACTCCTATTCTTAAATACATACCTGAAGGTGCAATTGTTTGGTGTCCATTTGATAAGGAAGATAGTGAGTTTGTTATTCAAATATCCAAGCAAAATAAAGTCATACATTCACATATAGATGACGGTCTAGATTTTTATGAGTACGAACCAAACCAGTGGGATTTATTAATATCCAACCCACCTTTTACAGGTAAGCGTCAGATTTTTGAAAGAGCCTTATCATTTAATAAACCCTTTGCTTTAGTTATGACAAACACCTGGTTAAATGATTCAGCACCAAAACAACTATTTAAAGAAAAAGAACTACAACTTTTAATGTTTGATAAAAGGATGAAATTTATTAGTCCCACTGGCGAACCAAATAATAAAATTACTTTTTCTTGTAGTTACTATTGCTGGAGTTTTTTACCTAAACAAATAGTTATGTCTGATTTCAAGGGATAGTAGTTGATGAGCAGTGACGACTTCTACATAATTAGAAAACACCCTGACGGTGGATTCGCTGCCGTTCACGGTTTTGCATCTGATAAAAACAAAAACGAACTTGAAGCAACCACTAAGCACATACAATTTAAAACCAAGAATGACGCACTCAACTACGGGATAAGTAAGTACCCAGAGTATGGTGTTTCAATACACCCAGAGTGTCAGAAAAAAAGATGGTGGAAAAAGTAATACCACCTAACTACAAAAGGACAAAGGACAAATGATTACAGAATACAGATATATCTGCTACCACAAAGATCAACAAGGTAATGTTCACAATATTTTCCGCGGAGAGTGGAAAGCAACTTCTGAAGAAGTAATTGCAATACCGCACCACAAACCAGACGGTGCACTATGCTCTTCAACAGTCATACATAGAAAAACTTTTGAAAAACCAAAGATGGAGATTCACGCGTGACCAACTTTAGAGAGCACCTTGGTCAGGTACTTAGAAAAGAACGAGCATCCCAGGGTAGAAGTCTAAGAGACCTAAGCAAGAGTGCCCATATGTCCTTGGGCTATTTATCCGAGGTAGAGCGTGGGCAAAAAGAAATCTCTTCCGAGATACTCCATAACCTATGCGAATCCCTATTTATGTCAGTGCAATCAGTTTTAATTGAAGTAGTTGTTTCAATGAACGCAGAACTAGACGTGGAGATGCCAAGTGAGTTGTCCGTACTCTAACGGGGACGGCACATATTCAGTGCCACCAACCCACCAGTTTGGAATGTCTTTTAGGCGTGTCTTTAACTTTCACCTATGGAAGTGCAGTCTGTGCTTTAGAATAGTGAAAGAGTCCAGCAAAGACTTGCACTTTAAATATCACGAAGATAAGCACACATATAGAAGTAAATCTTCGTACTCGTGACTGGAGTTAGTAATGGTTCTTTATCGAAAGAAGCCACTCTTAGTTGACGCAATCCATTGGACAGGCGAAAACGCACAAGAGGTTCTTACCATTTTAGAAGGTCTACCTCACATTGCCTATCGCCACACCAGAAATCTGATGGCTTTGACTATCTACACAACTGAAGGAAATAGACGTGTAGATGTTGGAGACTTCATTATCAAGGATGTTGACAATAAACTTTACTCATACAACTCTAAAATCTTTGCTAGAGACTACGAGATAGCAGTAGAGGAAAAAGATTAATGGAAGATCAAGAGCCATTAGACAATGAACCGTTATGGTTTTGCGAGCATGGCAAAGCATATGGAATTTGCATGAAGTGCGACGGTCTATGATGACAAGCAAGGCAGTAATTGTAGATTTAGATGGAACTATTGCGCTCCATGATCCTGAACTCCGAGACCCCTACGACACAGACTTTTCCAAGATAATCCAAGACTCTCCCAAAAAAGAAGTTATAGAAGTCGTAACGGCTTTATACCATCAAGGGTATAAAATAATCTACGTAACTGGACGAAGCAACGAAACAGAGGAAGCAACCCGTGAATGGTTGCGACTTTTTGCTCCCCCATACATCTCTCTCCACATGAGAAAACGTAATGACTTTCGCAAAGACGACGTAGTAAAGAAAGAAATCTATGAAGAAAAAATTGCTCATCATCACGATGTGCTTTGTATTTTTGATGATCGTCAGCGGGTCGTAGACATGTGGCGTGAACTCGGTCTTACCTGTTTTCAAGTAGCGCCAGGAGATTTTTAGGATAACTATGATTGAAAATTACTACACCCACAACCTTGAAATGCAATCAAGTCAATCTGAAAAACTGTTTCAAATTTTAGAAAAACTTCAGAGTATTATCGATAGCGTTGAAGTACGCAAAGATGCTGAACAGTTTATATATGGAGTACAAGCAAGTATGGCTATCGTCCGTGCTGAAATCAATGGGAAAAGTAATCCTTTCCAAGAGAGTATTTACTACCCAGAGTAAATACCTCCGAGGTGGACCTGCTAGTATTTTCTTCTCACCACAAATACCACCTAAAAAAGAGGTTCACTTATGTCCACTGTAGTTTTCTCATTCCGCCTAAATGAAGAGTTTGTAGCCTCTTATAACGAAAAGAAGGCACCATTCGGGTATAGAGATGCAGGTGGCAACTCAGTTGGTGAAATTACTTTCCTACGTACTTATTCCCGTCTAAAGGCCAATGGTCACAAAGAGACTTGGGTAGATGTTTGCCAGCGTGTAATCGAAGGTATGTACTCACTGCAGAAAGATCATTGCAAGACTAATCGTCTACCTTGGTCAGATGCTAAGGCTCAGGCTTCTGCAAAGGAAGCATTCGATCGTCTGTTCAACTTAAAGTGGACTCCTCCAGGTCGCGGACTTTGGGTAATGGGAACTCCAATCGTTAACGTACAAAAGAACTCAGCAGCACTTCAGAACTGCGCTTTCGTATCTTCAATGGAAATGACAAAGAATGATCCGTCACGTCCATTCACATTCCTTATGGAAGCATCCATGCTTGGCGTTGGCGTTGGCTTTGATGACAAGGGTGCAGATAAAGAATTCACAATCTACGAACCTAAGTCAGAGTGCACAACTTATGTAATACCTGACACTCGCGAAGGCTGGGTTGATTCAGTATCTATGCTGATTAACTCATACCTAAAGGCTGATCAGAACTGCCTAGAGTTTGATTACTCAGAGGTACGTCCTGCAGGTGCACCTATCTCAACCTTTGGTGGAACCGCTGCAGGTCACGAACCACTAGAGCGTCTACACAACTACATCCACAAACTATTCAAGGGTCGCGCAGGTGAACTTATAACACGCAAGGACATTGCAGACATTGGAAACCTAATTGGTGTCTGCGTTGTATCTGGCAACGTACGTCGCTCCGCAGAACTTTTAATTGGTTCTATCGACGATCCAGACTTCTTAAATCTTAAGAACGCAGAAGTTTTCCCAGAACGTAACTCGTACGATCCAGAAACTCCAGGATGGGGTTGGATGTCAAACAACTCTGTATCTGTAAGCGTTGGTCAAGATCTTTCCCCTATCGTTGATGGCATTGCTCGTAATGGTGAGCCAGGAGTTATTTGGCTAGATGTTTCCAAGAAGTATGGTCGTCTTGCAGATCCAATCAACAACAAGGATCATCGCATTGCTGGTTACAACCCTTGCGCAGAGCAGAGCCTAGAGTCATTTGAAATGTGTACCTTGGTTGAGACATACCTAAACCGTCACGAAACACTAGAGGACTACAACCGAACACTTAAGTTTGCATACCTCTACGCAAAGACTGTAACTCTTCTTCCAACTCACTGGGAAGAAACTAACGCAATCATGCAACGTAATCGTCGTATTGGTACCAGCATGTCTGGCGTTGCTAACTTCGCTGATCGTAAGGGTCTTCCAACTCTTCGTGATTGGATGGACAAGGGATACGAGAACGTAAAGCGTTACGACGTAATTTACTCAGAATGGTTAGGTATCCGTGAATCAATCAAGACAACAACCGTTAAGCCTTCAGGAACAGTATCCATCCTTGCTGGCGAATCTCCAGGCGTTCACTGGACACCAGGTGGAAAGTACTTCAACCGAGCAATACGCTTTGCAAATTCTGACCCTATGCTCCCACTTTTCAAAATGGCAAACTACAGAGTCGAACCAGCATCAGAATCCCCAGACACAACCAGTGTTGTATTCTTCCCAATCAAGTCTGATGCAGAGCGTGCAGAACGCGATGTAACAATCTTTGAGAAGATGTCACTTGCTGCAACTGCTCAGCGTTACTGGTCAGACAACTCTGTATCCGTTACTATCTCATTCGATCCAGAGACTGAAGCAGAGCATGTTGGAACTGTATTGCACATGTATGACGGTCAGTTAAAGACTGTATCTTTTCTACCGTCTGGTAACTTCACTTACCCTCAGATGCCTTACACCCAAATCACTGAAGAAGAATACAGAGAAGAGGGAGAGATGAAACTATTCCCTATCGACTTCTCTGGTGTTTATGCAGGTATGGCGGCTGATGCAATTGGCGAAAGTTACTGCACCACCGACGCATGTGAAGTTAAACTAATTTCAGAGAATCAGAAGGATAAATAAGGTGTTTAAGAAACCTAAAAAAGAGCAAGAAATGCTAGTAGCGGAGTATCAGTACCGAGCAGTAATAACACGCTTGGTAGAGAACCAAGGCTATAAAGCATCTGTGCAACGCAGGACAGGTCTAAACGAATGGACTAAAGTTCGTTGTGGCTTAAAAGGCGTAGTGTTCCCCTCAAAGAATACCGCCGAGAATAAGGCAATACAGAAGATGAAAGAGCAAAAAAGCCTAGATGCTAAGAAAACGGTAGAAACCGTTTCTTACGTAATTTATGATAATTAAGTGGTAAAGTACTCCTATGCCTAGTTATGATTATGTTTGCGAAAGCAAAGACAAGCACGTATACACAGAAGTTCGTAGCATCAACGAAGATCAAAAGATCACGAAGTGTCCTGAATGTAAAGGTGCTTTGAAGCGCGTCTTCGAGTCAACCCCTGTTATCTTTGCTGCTCCTGGTTTCTACGCTAAAGAGCGAAAGTCAATAGGTCTGTAATGCCAAATCCTCTGCTGGGATCAGGTATCCAATTGGATACATTGACCGAAACTAAGGTTGATACATCTAATGGAGATCACGACAAGTTTGCTCACTATGCTCCAAAAGATGAAGTAACCTACGCACTTATATATGGCGTTCCTATCATGGCCCTCTGCGGGAAAATATGGATTCCATCCAGAGACCCCAAGGGTTTCAGCGTTTGTCCTACCTGCCAGGAAATCTTTGCATCTATATCAAATGAAGACAACGACGAATACATCTCTTGATAAACTAACTATGTAATGTTTTTGGCATGATTTAGTTATTGTGCCTGTTTGTAACTGGAAGTACAGGCAGGGTTTATGAAGAAGTTTTTAATTCTATTTGTTGTTTTCTCTATATTTATTTTTGGTCTTACATCAGCGCGGGCTAATCCTGTTAATGATATAAAGAAAAGCACATCTAGTGTCCCCCTAAAAATTGGTAAGTGGCGCGATGTCCCATTTAATGGTGATGATGCATTTGTATTGAATGGAGCCCGAACCTTGTGGGCAGCCCAACTACATGTGAGTTGCAAGAAAGCCCCTAAATATATAAAGATGCGTCTTGCGCGACATCTACCTAGTGGCAAGTTAGACACCACTGGTACTAACACTTGGATGCTTAATAAAAAGATGCCTAACAAGTCTTGGCAAGGATCCTTTGTCTGGGAAACAGCAAGTGATTACCCAATGACTGTTCAGTATAAAATCATTGGTGGCAAGGGATGTTCCTCTAATTCTCGTCAGTTTAAGTATTGGCAACCAGGGGATAGTGTCGCGGAACTATTAGTCACTCCAGTCGAGTAGTATCTAGGTAATCCCTATTTACTTGGAGTTAAAATGCAATACGTATCTTGGAAAGACGACACCACCCCTCAGGTGATTAAGCCTAAAACGTGGACACTAATGTCTCTTACCGTTGATGGTAAAAAGAATGACGTTATTAAACCTACAATTGACGCTTTGGCTCAGTTGGCTTGGTACATTAACGTGGCTGATAAAGGCGATGCAACTAAGGTTCTTGTGCGATTCTCGCGCGATCCAAAAGGCGCAAATGATTTTACTGGCCAAACATCTATTGACTTAACTACTCATGACATCTCATCACATGTCTGGTTTATTAAGTCGAAGATTGGTACACCGCTAGGCGTAATGGTTTATCACAATGGAACCACACCGCTAACCCTTGGAACACGTGAGTTCAAAGCCGCTATCGGCGCGTAGTTATAAATGAAAGAAGCGGTAGGTGAAAACCTGCCGCTCTTTTGTTTTTAATCCCAAGTAGGTCTAGCGACTGCAACAATTCCGCCATGCTTACCCAGCGCACGAGTTCTTTGGTAGACACCATCTTGACTTTCAACAGCACCGCTTCGTCCCAGTTCTCCAGAAACATTTGCTTCAATAGTCACAAGTGCTACTGGAACTTTGAATATAGTTTTCTGTAGATAAGAAACTTCTTTAACTATTCCAACGTGATTAACTCTGCCGTAGATAGGTTCATAGAATGCTAAAAATACAATGTCTCCAGGCTTGGCTTTTGAAGGTTCTATTAATTGGTTTCTTTTCTTAAACCACTCATAACCAATTTGCGGAGAGGCAAATCCACGCTCGCTTGATGCTGCAACTAATTCGCTTTTGCCAATCTTTGCAAAGCACCACGAAACAAACATCGCTGAGTAGGGATTATTATTTAACTTGTACCACTTCCCATAGGGAGTGTAGTTATTATCAGACTCAAGAAACCCAATCTGACTTCCAGCAACCTCAATTAATTCTTGCGGGCTGGTCACGTCACTAGATTCTTTCTAGTTTTTGCAATTCGATGCACAGTCTTGACTCTATCAATACTAAAGGATCTCCACATCTCATACCCTTTGCGACCGCCTTTGACGTCAATCCACTCAGCGCTAGGAGTTTTCACGTGCTTGATGAATATGAATCTTCCTGACTCACCTTTAATAGATAGTTCAGTCCCCTTGACAATACTTCTACCGTTAATTTGATATGTATCAGATACGACCCAACTTGCTGGATGACCAATCACTTCTTTTTTATTTCTTTTTCCCATAAAAATAGTTTATCATAGAACACTGAAAAAATCAAATCAGCATGTTTTGCTCGTGTTCTAGAAACTCCTTCGTGTAGTCTTGTCCTATGTCTGACGATATCAAACCTATACCAACTGCTACTGATCTATTCGATGCAAAGGTAACTCAACTAGCGCGTTTCTGCGAAGAGCCATTGTGGTCAGCATTTAATCCTTCAATCTGCTACACGGAAGAACACGGGTACTTAGTTCTAATCCGCTCCTCCAACGGGATCCTACGAGATCATAGAGAAGAGTGGCAAGCAGAAGTTGGAGAAGAGTTAAACACCCAGGACTCATTTTTAACTCCTAGCGAGTGGTATCAAAACGCATATACATCTCCTGAGTGGGGGAGTGATCTTAAGTATCGCAACCGAATGTTCATAGCCAAACTAAATCCAAAGACTATGACTATTAGTGATATGAAAGAAATAGATCTATCTGAAGCGTATTCACATGCTCCAGTAGAAGTTAAGCGTGGTATCGAAGATGGACGTTTATATTTTGATGGCAAAGACTTGCGCATCTCTGCAACATTCTTTGAATCTCCAGCATACCTAGGCGTAACTAGAATTTGTAATCTCAAACTTGAAGTGACTGACGAGTATGCAAAAGCGACAACCCTTGAGATTTTTGACACCCCAACAGGAGATCCAGGCGTAGTAGAGAAGAACTGGATGCCAGTAAATCGTTCAGGTTTATATAATCCAAACGATGTTAAGTTTGATTATATTTATAATTCTGGTTATACGTTTAATATTGCTGGCCGTCTAACTAACCATGTTGGCGGTCCAGAACTTAAAGTTCGAGGTGGTTCACAACTTGTTGGGCTTGAGAACGGAACAATGCTTGCAGTAATTCACCATACTGTTTCCGATGAACGAATTCGTTTTGCTAACATAACTAAGCCAGCCTTATACCGAAGACGTTATTCACATAGGTTTATACAATATGACGAGCAAGGTCGGATCCTAAAAGTCACTGACATGTTTACCTTCCTAGATAAAAGCGTAGAGTTTGCATCTGGAATCACCATCCACAACGACAAAGTTCTTGTTACTTTCGGAGCCCTTGACTCCTCCTCCCACGTAGCATCCATCCCCCTCAAAAAAATCCTCTCGGCTCTTCGTCTTCCTTTAATCCCATGAAGTCGACAAAATCAAGTTTTGTATTATAACAACGAACAAAGGTCATCAGGTCATCATGGACAACGAAGAAGAAGCAGTAGACGAGATTTTCGATATGCTACTGAATCTAGGCGCAATAGAACTGATGTCTATTGATAGCGATGGTGAACCTGTTTATCGCATTACCGAACAATGCAAAGAGATCCTCCCCGATCTTTATTACATGCACAAAAACGAAGTTGATGAAATAACTTTCTCACTTTGGCAACTTGGAGTTGTTGATATAAACATTGGTGAAAAGGAAGATACAGTATCTTTTCGCGAACACAATCTCAAGAGGTTCCTGGAACTAGAAGAGTCTTTAACAAAAGACGAGATAGATATTGTCAATATTCTCATGGATAAAAACATGAGGGATAGTGCTAGAAAGTTTATGGAATAGTGCTACAATAATCTCGGTAGTTACTCCCCAAGACCGAAGAACTTTGACGAAACTTTTTCAGGGCTAGGTAACTACCGCCCGCCTCCTTAACTCAGTGGTAGAGTGTCGCTCTTGTAAAGCGAATGTCATCCGTTCAAATCGGATAGGGGGCTCTAGCGACTAGTAAGTGCTTGCACCGAAAGTTAGCAACTCCTACAGCCACGGAGTATAAATACGGGGGACAGTCCTGAGCAATCTACCCAGACTATAAACTGCTCATTTGACATTTCCCAGCCCATCATGTATATTACAAATGTGCACAT